TTTTCGCCCCGCCGCGGCACGGCAAGTCCGAGTTGGTGTCACGCCTGTTCGCAGCCTACTACCTTTACCGTCATCCGGCCCGCTGGGTAGGGCTGACCAGCTACGCGGCAGAGTTGGCTTATACCCTGAGCCGCAACGCCCGCGGCAACTACCAGCGCGGCGGCGGGGTGTTGCGTGACGACGCCTACGCCGTGAAACACTGGGAAACGACGGCGGGCGGCGGCCTGTGGTCGGGCGGTGTCGGCGGCCCGATAACGGGCAAGGGCTATCACCTCGGAATAATTGACGACCCGGTGAAGAACGCCGAGGACGCCAATTCACCGGTCATGAGGGCTGCGCAATGGGACTGGTATCAATCAACGTTTTACACGCGGCAGGAACCGGCGGCGGCGATAGTCGTGATTCAAACACGCTGGCACGAGGATGACCTGAGCGGGCGCATATTGGCCAATGAGGGGGTCGAGCCGGAGCGGTGGCATATTGCGCACCTTGAGGCGATCAAGGAAGCCACGCCCCCGCTGTACGCGCCGACGTTGCACGTCATGCCCGACCCCCGGACGCCGGGCGAGGCTCTCGCGCCGGAACGATACCCCGCCGAAAAGTTGCGGCAAATCGGCAACCGGATCGGCAGTTACTATTTCGGCGCGCTATACCAGCAAACGCCACAGCCGCGCGGCGGCGAGATGTTTCAGGTGGCCAAAACAGAGATTGTCGATTCCGTCTCGCAGCCGCAGCGTATCGTGCGATACTGGGATAAGGCAGGCACGCGCGACGGTGGCGCGTATACCGCAGGCGTCCTGATGGCGCGAGTCGGAGATGTTTACGTCGTGCTCGATCTGGTCATGGGCCAGTGGGAACCGGCAACGCGCGAGCGGGTTATCTCGCAGACACTGGCCACCGACCGTGCGCTGTACGGGAATGTGACGACCTGCATCGAACAGGAGCCGGGCAGCGGCGGGAAAGAAAGCGCGGAGGCGACCATTCGCGCTAACGCCGGTTTTACGGTTCTGGCTGATCGGCCCGTGGGTGACAAGGCGTTGCGTGCCGAGCCGTTTGCCGCGCAGGTCAACATCGGCAACGTGGTATTATTGCGGGGGGAATGGAACCGGCGTTATCTTGACATTCTGGCGGCGTTTCCGCGCGGGGCAATTAAAGACCCGGTAGATGCGTCATCCGGCGCGTTCTCGAAGTTGGCAAAAACGGCCGCGGCATTGCCGCGGCAAGATGGACAATCGAGCAGATGGAAGGGTTTCTGATGGCACAACGAGATTTATACAAGGACATCGGCGATATTGGATTGAACGCCAGCGGGTGGGGAGAGTCGGGTGACGAATTCCTCGACGAGTGGCGCGGCGCGACGAACAAGGCCAAACGGGTTAGAGAGATGCTCTATAACAGCGCGACAGTGGGCGCGTTGCGTCTGGCTGTCGAGATGCCGCTGCGAGATATAGACTGGCAGTTCACGAGCGACGAGGGAGAAGACGATCCGCGTCTGGAACTGCTTAATGAGTCGTTCGGCGCATTGTCCCATAGCTGGAACGACCACGTGACCGACGCGCTCGACTTTCTGTGGTACGGCTGGTCGATGTTTACGATCACCTACCAACAGCGTGACGGGCGCATCCTGTGGCGCAAGTTTCGGCCGCTGGGGCATGACACATTACAGCGGTGGCTGTACGATGAAGATGGAGGCATGGCGGGCATTCAGCAATGGCCGCACCTTAACCCCGCTCCCGTTCCTATTGAGCGCATGGTCATCTATCGCTTTCGCCGGGCGCGCGGCAATCCTGAGGGATTCAGCATCTTGCGCCCGGCGTGGACGGCATGGTATTACGCCAAGAACATCCAGCACGTCCAGGCGATAGGGATTGAACGCAACCTTGCAGGACTGCCCATTGTCCAGTTGCCTGAGGGGGCTGACACGACGGAAAGCGACAGCGAAGACACCGACGTGGGCCGCGCCCGGCAGTTGGTCAAGTCCGTGCGCAACGACAGCAACGCGGGGCTGGTCATCCCGTTTGGCTGGGACTTTCGGCTCGCGGCGTCAGGCGGTACGGGCGTAAACAATACCGACGCGGTGATTAGTCGCTATGACAAGCGCATCCTGATGAGCGCGCTGGCGCAATTCATCATGTTGGGGATGGACAACATCGGCGCGCTGGCGACCTACTCCGGCTCGCAGGACTTCTTCACCTTAACATTAAACGCCGTGGCCGACACGATGGCCGAGACGTTTACGAAGTTTGCAGTAGAGCGGCTGCTCAGGCTTAACGGCCTCGATCCGCACGGCGTGCGACTGACCCATAGCCCGGCGGGCGGGCTGAAGCCGGAGCAAATCGCGACCGCGCTGGGGCAAATCGGGCAAAGCGGGTTCCTGACGTGGTCGGCGGATGACGAGGTCTGGTTGCGCTCCATCTTTCGGTTGCCGGTACGGGACGCGGATACGATTCAGACTGACCGTGACGAGGCCCAGGCTGCCCGCGCCGAGGCAGCGCGACAGGCAATGACAATGCCAACCATTGACCGGCAGACCGCCGAGGTTGAGCCGGATGAATACGCCGCCGACGGCGATGACGCGGCCCGGCAAAAGTGGGAACGGCAATGGCAAAAGAAAATGGCCGCGTTCCTGGCGCGGCAACAGCGTGACGTAATGCGACAGGCGAGGCGCGAACATGGCCGATAGCATCTATTCCGTGGAGTGGTGGCGGCGGTACTTGTCGGGCTTGCGCAGCGAGTTCGCCGAGTTGACGATGAACATCCTGCTGGCCGGTGGGGAATCCGGCGCGAGCGGCATATCGATAGATTGGGATGCGTACAATATGGACGCGCTGGACTGGCTCGATATGTATCTCGGAGACAAGCCGTTGCCCGGTCTGACCAGCGAGGGGGCGTATCCGTGGGCGTGGGCGGTGAACGAGACGACCCGGCGCGGCGTGACAGATGAGATAACCCGCTGGATTAAGGCGGGCGCGCCGTTGCCCGAACTGGAGCTCCGGTTGCGCGGGCTGTTTGATGACCGTCGCGCCCACATGATCGCCGTGACCGAGGTAACGCGCATCTATGCCAGCGGCAACGTCATGGCGTGGAAGGCGTCGGGCGTGGTTGACGGAAAACGCTGGCAGACGGCGCGAGACGAGATGGTATGCCCGATATGCAGCAAGCTGCACGGCTCCTACGTTGACCTGCGCGGGGGCTGGGAGTTTTCCGCGGCGGTGCTGGCCGCCAACCCCGAACTGGCCAAAGCCCTGAGGGCGCCGATGACCGTGATCGTGCCGCCAGCCCACGTGAATTGCCGGTGCTGGCTGCAACCTGTAGTCCTCGCCGCGCTATCGGATGACGAGGCGGCGGCGGGATTATTCGACCCGACGGGAGGCACGCCATGACCCAGATAGACATCGAGGTGACGTTCGACCCGCCCGACCTCGTGCAGCGGATGCGCAACTACCCGGAACGGCTGGAGCGCGAGATGGAACAAACGATGAAACAATCGTTGTTGCATGTTCAGGGCAGCGTACCGCAATACCCCTCCCCGCCGTCGGGTAGCAGTTACGTCCGCACAGGGACGATGGGCCGCAGCATCGGGCTGGGCGGGCAAGCCGACATTTACGAGACGCGACGTATCGGCGGCGGCTACGAGGCGAGGCTGGGCACGCGGCTGGAATACGCGCCATACGTGATCGGAGACAAGGAACAGGCATGGATGCACAGGGGCCGCTGGTGGACATTGAAGGCCGTTGCGGAGAAGGCGAAGCCGGGCATTGAACGATTGTTCGAGGCGATGGCCAAGAAGCTGGCCTCGTTTCTGGACGGGCGATGATTGACACGACAGGCGTCACCAGGGTGACGATTGCGCCGTCGCGCTACGGGATGCGGCGGGAATATCGGCATCGCGCGGCGGATTGCTCCCGGCTGTTGTTCGTCGGCTACCTGCCGCCCGGCGCGTACATCGAGATACGTTGTCCCGCATGCGGGCGGATGCACGTCATTACGGCGGCGGATGGAGAGGATACTTGACGCAAGGCGCGGTCATGTTGTAGAATGAATTGAAATCTCATACCTCACGGGTGGATGACTTGATCACTGGCCAATTGGCCGCCCGTTGACGCGACTGGAAACAGTTTGAGGCTATAAGCCCAGCGTCGCTCCTTTAAGGGGAGCGGCTCTGGGCTTTTCTCATTTTACGACTATGAGTGAATACGTAATTACCGATTTTGTGACCGTGGCGGCGGGGGAACCCTTCCGCCTGTTGCCGTTTGGGCAACTTGTGAAGAACGGACGCAAGCGCGAGGTCACGCGGGAACTGGCCGCGCGTTTCCGTTTGCCGCATTTTCGCCCGCCGATAAGGCTGGGATCGCACAAGGACGAGACCCCGGCGGGCGGCCATATCGTCGCGCTGGAAGTGCGCGATGATGGACTATACGCCGTGCCGGAGTACAACGACGAAGGGGCGGCGGCATTGGCTCGTGGGGCGTATCGCTACCACAGCCCTGAAATTGTTTGGGAAGGCGGGCTGGAAGACCCGCAGACGGGTGATGTACAGGACGGGCCGCTCATCATCGGCGACGCGCTGCTGCATACGCCCCATTTGGGCGAGGCGGCGGCCCTGTATACAGCCGACATCACAGAAGGAGAACAAAAAATGAATGAAGGAACCGTGACAGTACCGGTTAGCTGGCTGGATCGACTTTTTGGCCGCGTGCCTGAGGAAACGCCCCCGCCCGCTCCTGTGACGACGGTGGACATCGACCGGCTGACGGCGGTGGAGAGTGAGCGCGACGATCTGGCGGCCAAAATTGCCCGGATGGAAAGCGACGCGACGCAAGCTGAACGTATCCAGCGTTTTGCCGCCGACCTGGCCGAGACCTCGCTGGCCGATGACGACGGATTGCCCGCCCTGCTGGCCGGTCTGTCCGACGAGACGGCCAGCGAGTTGATGCGCCGGTTTAAGGCGTTGGCTGAGCAGGCCCGCGTGAGTGCGCTGACGGCCAACGTCGGGCACGAGGGACAAGCCCCCAGCGGCGACCCCGTGATGGAACTTGACGCGGCTATCAAGTCCGTGATGACCGCTGAAAAGATGGACTATGTGCAAGCAATGGCGCGGGTACGCGCGACCCAGCCCGACCTGATCGCGGCTGCCTACCGATAGGAGAATAAACAATGACAGCAAACAGCGGTGACAATCTGCGTATTCACGGGCTGACGGCGGCGGCCGACCTTTCCGGCAAGCAATACCACGCCGTGGCCCTTAACACGACCGGTCAGGTCAAGGTCGGGGCAAAGACGGCGGCCAATATCGGTATTTTGCAAAATGACCCGGCCGCCAATGAACCGACGTCGGTCGTGGCCTCCGGTATGACCAAAGCCTACGCGGGCGGGGACATCCCTCGCGGCTCGTGGGTGACGAGCAATTCGACGGGGCAGTGTGTCGTGAGTACCGCGGCCAATGCGTCGATGATCGGGCGGGCCGTGACCGTCGGGGCGAGCGGCAAATTGTTTGAGGTTTTCGTCTCCCTGACGAACTACTAGGAGGGATGGAGTTAAGACATGGCACTTCCAACAATCAATGATGCTCAACTGGTCGAGCCGGTGCTGACCAACATGATGGTCGGCTACCGGCAATCGGCGGCCAACTTCGTCGCCGGTCGGGCGTTTCCTTCCGTGCCGGTGAGTTCGGACAGCGGCTCTTTTGCCAAGCTGACCAAGAAGTACTTCTTCACCGACGGGCTGCGCGACCGCGCGCCCGGCGACCCGTTTGCCCGGCTGGAGTTCGGCGTGGACAAGGGCACGTATGTGACCCGTCAGTTTGCCGCCGACTACGCCCTTGCCGACGAGGTTCGCGCCAACTCACAGATTCCGATGGAACTGGAGCGCGTAGCAATCGAGTTTCTGGCGCAGAAGTCACTGCTCCGCAAGGAGTTGCAATTCGCCGCTGACTTCATGAAGATCGGCGTCTGGGGCACGGATTTAACCTCTGCTCGCAAATGGGACAATTCTTCCTCCGGCGACCCCATTGGCGACATCCTGCTGGCGTCTGACGCGATCTCCGGCGCGACGGGCTACGTGCCCAACACGCTGATCATCGGTTACGACGCTTACCGCGC